GAAGAGAGAGATTATGAGCGTGCGGCTTATGAGATGGAAGATTCACGTTGGTTTAAACAGGTAAAAGGGAGAGCAGAAGAGTTAAAACAACTCATGCTAGATTGTAATGCCAAGTCCTAAACTATCCACCAAGCTAATGATCGAGGCGGTCAATGCCTTCGAGCAATTCAATTCCATACAGAAAGCCGCAGAATATCTGCAATTACCACGCACAACATTCCAAGCTAGGCTTCGCACAGCTCAGGCAAACAACATTGAGCCTGATCTTAATTTAATTTCATATGAGGTAGAAGAATTACCAGACGATGACATCCCTGTAGATGAAATCGTAGATAGCCTTACAAGCCGTTTTAAGAAGCGTAGAGAGCATATCGAAGCTAAGAAGTGGCGAGGTATCAGAATGAAGACGAACGCCCCCATAGGGCTTCTATGGATGGGAGACCCGCATGTGGATGATAACTACTGTGATTGGGAAACTCTGCGTCATCATGTGGATATCATTCAATCTAATTCTAATATCTATGCTTGCGGTCTTGGCGACTACCAGAATAACTGGGTTGGTCGTCTGTCGCGTTTATACGCAGATCAAGACACTTCGCATGAGACTGCATGGAAGCTAGTTGAGTGGCTCATCCAGAGCATCAACCCTCTCATCTTGATTAGTGGCAACCATGATATGTGGACTGGTGCTGGCGACCCTCTCAAGTGGATGGCTCGATCACGCACTATCCATGAAGACTGGGAAGCCAGAATAGAAATGAAGTTTCCAAATGGTAAGAGCTGCTTTATCCATGCCGCACACGACATGCCCGGCCATAGTCAGTGGAATCCACTTCACGCACAGCAGAAGATGGCAATGTTTAAAAGCAATGCTCATCTCTATATTGCTGGACATCGCCACAACTGGGCGCTGGCTAACGTGGAGCTGGTCGAGCAGGGCATGACTACATGGCTGGCTCGCGCTCGTGGTTACAAGTATTGGGATACATATGCGCTAGTCAAAGGGTTTGATAACCAGCGCTTTGGACATGCAATCTTGCAGGTGATAGACCCTAATGCGTCTAACCCTACTGGGTTTACTCAGTGCTTTGTAGATGTAGATACAGGTGCAGACTACTTGAATTACCTTACTCAGAAGTATCAGAAGTAGTCTTCAGCAAGCCTCGTTGCGATACAATATCGGCCGCAATTCTTAGCATGTTGAGCATTTGCGCGTCGCTTATCACGACTGTGTGGTTGGCTCCGTCCGTGCCTTTGTAACAAAGTTCAGCCGCATATTCTTTTTCTGCGGCGGCTCTCATATAGAAATGGTGTGGACCTGTCAGGTTCATAATGTATTCCTCTGCTATTTGCTTGCGGTGTAACCGCCACCCCCTACTGTCGTTGGGGATGGCGGCTATCTCGCGCAGGGCATCTTCCGCCCGTAATGCACGTTCTTCCCAGTTCATTAGAACGGGATGCTGTCGTCTACAGGCTGGCTAGTATTGCCCCCTGCATTCTGTGTGCGCTTGTCAGAAATCTCTAGCGACATGTATTTCAAGTCGCCTTTGCTTTGTCGCCATGTACTAATGCGGCGTCCATCAAACGGCCCAGTGTAATCTGGGGCTTTGTCGATCCCTTTTTTATCGTTTTAGAACAAGGTTCCGACCTTCTTGTAGATATCAATAATCTTTCTACCATCTTTGGTCTGCGTCATAGTGAAGATCAGGTTTTCATCCTGCCCATCATTATTTGCCTTACCAGTTAAGATCATCTTTTGTTCGGGGTACGGTGGGAATACCGCACCACGGTTTGTGTTGTCATGTTCAGACATCACCATTCTCCTTTTGCTTTCGCCTCTGCCGCATATTTGTTATCGTGTTCTCCAAGGAACACATCCGCATTGAAACCAAGGTGCGACAATGCCTTAGTCAATCCGTCAGTCAACGCCATCTTAGGCGCATCCTCATTTATCACAGTCCCACGTTTTGGGTGGTTCATATGAATAAATGTTCTGCATCCAGCAACAGGTCCGTACTTATGAAGTTCACCACCTACCCAATAGATTATAGTAATCTCTGCAACGCACATAGTTACATCACCATGCGAGATATATTTATACTCTACATCGTAACTCCAGCCTTTACCTACTGGGCCGAAAGCTTCTGTTGCTGATCTAATTTGATACTGAGGGTCGATGCTGGTGAACGACCGCGCACCAATACTAACCTTCTTTAGATATTTAGGGTTTGATTCTTTGACGCTGTTCCACAGCGATAAGTTATCACTCATCATCCTCTCCTTCTGTTTGACGATACATTTGATTATTAAACATTTGAACTTTGGAATCAAGCTCATTTAGCTTGTCAAAGCCAATGTAGGCGTCAATTATATTCTTTCCATGCAAGACAGTGGTGTGGTCTCGACCACCAGTCCAAGCGGCAATCTTTGGTAGGGAATGTCCGTACTTATAAGACAACCAATAGAAAGAAAACCGAGGAATGATAATCCTGCGAACACGACTTGGACTTTTTATTTGTTCTACAGTTACGTTAAATTCCTCAGCTATTACCTTGGCGACTGTTGCCATTCTAATTCTCATGCTTCCTCACAACTGTTAGTTCTAAACGACCGCCTCGATACAGAATACGCACGGCTTCTTGAGGTGTATGAATCCACACACTTCTCCAGCCAAGGCTGTACTCGTTACCGATCATATGCTCTAATGGTTCTGCCTGCTCATCTATGAGTGGGCCTGTGTCGGTGAATGCTGTCATGGTAAATCTCCTTAATGACGATGGACGGGGCTACTCTGTAGTCCCGTCTTTGTTTATGTTGAAGCGTAATGCTCCGTTCTTTGATCGCTTGATCGTGAGTGGTTGCGAATAAACTTCCCTTTCGTTGTTGGCAACCATGGCTTTTAAAGTTTTCTTTGCTGACTCGTGCATTGAATGAGCTTCGATTGTTTCGATAAACTGGTGCGCTTGATCGAGAAACATGTTGTCTCCGTCTGCACATCGAGCAACCATGTCGTCTAGTTCGATGTGATCTATCCCGATAGATGGGACATGGACAGCATTTGGTGGAGCTGTATCGCTTTGTACCAAGCTCCAAAACTCATTTATATTTACCATCATGGTGTCATAGTAATGCTTGTCCCAACTCACCTTGCAATATTCATAGCGGCGATTGCCAAAGATATTTGCAAAGTAAATGAAAGGCACTGCCGCCATGTGCATGTAGAGTTGCAGTTGCGGCATGTAGTTTGCCACTTGCTTACTGAGTGTGTTGCCTTCGTAGGTGTGTTTGACTTCAAGGACACACCGTTGCCCCTCATACATAAACTCTGCATCGAGTGTGGCTCTGAGTGGCACGCCGTGTGCGCTTCTGCCTTGGTACTGCGTCTGCTTGCCTGTGATTTCTACGCCCATGTCTCTTGCAAACCAACGGATGTTGAAGTCTTCCGTCGCAACACCGAGCTGTACTGCAAACACATTGCTTAGGTCTTCAGGCTGTGTGCGTCCTGTTTTCTCCAGCCATAGTGACGACCAGTCCCCGCGCATAATCTTCAGGGCATCCGAGCCACCGATTGATTTAGTTCTGTCCATGTTGTTCCTCCTTTGCAATTAATCTTTCCAACGCTTTGGTTGGGATTCGGATTAGTATTTCGCCTATACCACGAGGCAGATCACCCGCCTCGATCTGTGCACGGGTGTCATCGATAGCCGCCTGTGCTTTCTCTTTTGTCCAGCCCTGTGAAGCAGGGTCGTCTTTACTCCCCCTTACTTCATGGCGAGGGTCATTGAATATCGCCTTGGGTTGGAATGGTGCAACGTGTGTACGGTAATGCTCCGATGCCACGTTGGATGCAGCTTTACTTATGTCTGCAAGATTGAAAAAGAATGTAGATGTATGTCCGTCAACTACCTTGCGCCATACCTTGCGAAGCATATCAACAAAGTGATCTTGGTTTTGAGCAAATGGCAGTCTGTTGTTTAGCATTTCAACTGCTTCTGCTGTGAACGCATCGATAGCATTTTGTTCGACCAAGTGTTTGTGCGGTCGATAGAGAGAAGTCATTTTCTTGATAAATGTTTTCTCTATAATACTCTTGCGTTGGTATTCAGATAGCTTGCCCTCGTCAAACTCAATCATCTTTTACCTTCTTCTTTATCTCATAGTCTTTTACAAACTGCTCGAGTACCCTGTCAGGCACTATCATTATCCATCGCGGCTCGCCTTTACCGCGCTTGAATAGGGCTATGTCACGGCCCTCAAGCACAGTAAAGGGCGATGGAAACCCACTGTCTGCACGGTACTTCACTTCTGCAATAAGCTTTAGGTCTGCAAGTTGGATTACTAAATCACCTGCATACTCACCTCCGAGTGCGCCTGATAGTGGTTGCTTCCGTACTGTAATGCCCCACTTTTCTAGTAGCTTCACGAAAAACTTTTCGTGGTACGCACCCTTCTGTTTACTTTTGCTTGTCATTAAAACTCCCAGTCGTTGTTGCGAACAGCCTGCTCAGCTCGTGCTTTCTCTGCCGCCCAAAGTTTCTTGTCTCTTTGATAGGTGGTTTCATGGCACGGTAAACAGAACACCAATGCTTCTGTCCATGTGCCATCTGGTAAATCGTACCGCTTGCAGATAAACATATGCGTGTTTACTCCACACTCGGAACAGATAGCTGGCTGTCCAATGGTGTCCGTTTTTTTCCGTGCCATGATTTCCTCCTCTTGACATAGATATTATTATGGTACTATAAGCAATTAAGGGTTGGGCTTTTCTCGGCCGACGAAAAGGTGCTAGTTTTACTGGCGCCTTTTAGTTTTGTGGAAAGCTTTTCCTCCTTAATTGCCTGTGAATATTAACCCACAGGTCGCAAGACTTCAACAGGTTTTGTTGAACTTTCTTTAAGTTGAATTATTTCATCGCGTAATTTTTTGATTGTCTCAGCTTGAGATAGAATTGTATCAAGCAAATGTGAAATGTTTGATTCTAAAGCATCAAGCACTGCACTTTTATTTAACTCTGCTCTTATCTGCGCTCCAAAGGAATGGTCAATATTAACTGTCCCGATGGAATCGACATCAAGAGTAAGATCAACTTCTATTTCGTAGTCGTCATTTGCGATCATCTCAAGAAGTTTTAGCGGAGATATATCACTGATATCAGAGTCAATATCTACTGTTATGTGGTCATAAACTTCAAGTTCTTGCATAGTGTGTTCCTCCTTAGTATGGAATTTCGTCGTCAATAATTGTGGCTTCATAAGCCGTTAAGTGTTTGTCTTCCCAGTTCTTGATTGCTTTGGTGACAAACTTACCACGCTTAAAGTCAGCGTTGGTAACTTCAAAGGTATCTGCAAGCACTTCGATGTCTTGCGGAGTACCCATAAGCGGAGCGACATGCTCTGCTATAAACTCAAGATGTCTTTTTTCAAACAGCTTTGACATATAATTTTCTCATATCTTTGTTGGTTTCGTTGAACCATTGCCATGCAAATTTATATAGATTGCGATAGATGCTGTCTGAAATAATATCTGTTGCATCTATGTATGGTTCAGCGTCAGCGTTATTGCATAAAGACGGATTGCTTAGAGCAACAATTAATAAAAGCGATCGTTCTTTAGGTATGATTGCTTCGATTTGTCTTATCATAGAGCTTTCAAAGTCTTCTCTTGTTACATCTAAGATAGTAAATCGCATTGGCCTAAGCCATTCGATTAGTTGATTTTGTAAATCTTCGTATGTTGGACTCATGTTTTCCTCCTTTGAGTCGAGGGGTTGGCTGCATCTGCCCTCGCCCACACGGGGCAGATGCAACCAAGCCCGAGTTTTCATTCAGCTTCTCTGTTTATGTACTCGTCTGGAATAATATTCCATCCAGCACAAAATTTATTTGCTGAGGTTTTGTATCCCTTACCTTTGAAATCAAAGTCACCATTCTCATACTTTGATATAAAGGCTTCTGTTCCATAATTAATAATGTCGTTAAGTAAATCTAGTTCATGGTAACTACATCTGAAAGTTATATGGTTTTTTGTTTTGCTTCTGATATGCACTGCTCTCTCCTTTATGCGGCTATATCTACAGTCAAGTGACTGCTTGGTTGTTGCTCGTCAAGGAATGTTACTGCCTTGCTTGCATCTGCGATGGCTTTTCTTAAAGCCTTCTTGTTGTCAGTCATTAGGTTTACCCAGTAGTTAAGATAC